AGCCAGGCCTTCTTAATTCGGGCGGCTTCCCTTTCGGACTTAGACACAGTGCCGTGAGCAGCAACAACATAATTAAGCCCGATATCATGCTTATCTTCGTCAGCTTGGTTACTCTGTAATGCTTCTCTAACACCGGGTACATTAGGTAGTTCCTTATCGAGTCCTTGTTGAAGGAAATCTTTTACTGGTAGCTCTAGAGTCCTTAACGCTAGGGCTCGAAAGATTGCATCTTCCGAACCTTTTACGAGGGTTCCTTTATCAACCGCTACCGGGGTCCATTTTCTTTTACGTTCTACTATTCTTGTATAGGGAGATTTACAAGTCATTATTCAGCACAGGTTAAACAAACTTCTTCGTCCTCTTCTTTGAAATTAAATATATCAGCGTAGTCATCATCAAGAACTGCCGAGGCATCATCTTTTCTGAGCGTATCAGTCATGACCTGTAAACTGTAATAGAGAGAGGTTTGAGGACTATTCAACCACTCTTGTATAAATTCTTCGTTATAGGTAACTACATCAGACCAGCTATTAAAACTGTATCCGTGGAATAATCCAGTGTTCTCTAGTAGCTGACATATACCATCAGCCACTGACTTATATGCATCCCAACCAACCTCTTGTGCTATCTCTACTTCACCATAATCAAATGATTCAACTCCGAAAGTTCCAGAGTCTCTATCAACATAGCGATTTATTGGAGGTGCAATTTCCGGGCAGGTTGTGTATCCATCTAAGTCTTTATATTTATATGAGCAGCTAGCAGTAGGAGCAATAGCAAAAGCTCTATCCATATTATTATGTCTAGCTATAGAAGCTGCTCCTTCAACTGCTCTTTTTAGTTCAGAAGCTAATTCATAAGCTGGAGTCCTAACAAAGCTGGCAGGTTTTTCAGAATTAACAACCTTCAGAGCTTCACCAAATGAGTTATAAGAGACTCCTTGACGACGCAAGAGATTTGCTAAACCAAGCATACCCAACCCAACTTGTCGGTCTTCTTCAGGTGGTAAGTATTCTCCTGTTTTATCTACTCCAGTCTGTGAATGAAGAGCTACTAGCTCAGACATACCAGCTGCAAAAGCAGGAACTAAATCATCGAACTCACACTGTCCCAAATTTACGTGCTCCAAGAGACATGTAGCGCGAGACTTAATGAATACCTCTAAACAAACGTTAGAGAATATCCTCTCTCCGTTCTGATCCCATTTCTTTTTAGCTAACCATATATCACCTGACTTAATACCTTGGATAATTAATTCTCTGGTATAGAGATCAGTATCATTCCATTCTTCTTGGGTTAGGTTAATACACTTCTTCACCCAAGGTAGCTCTTGGCGTGATGCCATAACGAACTCTCTGATATCTGGATGGGAAATGTCTAGCGTTATAACTACTGCTCCATTTTTATATACACCCCCGCGCCTAATGGTCTCGTTGAGCGAGCTATAGATTCTAGCAAAGCTAACTGGTCCAGACGCAGTAAGATCTTTTTCATTTTCAGTTCCAGAGGGTCTGAGTTTTGATAAATGCACTGCAACTCCCGCTGAAAAGCGAAGCGCCGTACTTGTGAATTTCCAGCTGGCCTCAATCCCATTGTCCCCCTCCATGGAGTCTTGTACTTCAAAAATTGTGCATGATACAGGCAAGCGGCTTTCAGGGTTATCCAGCCAAGCTTGAACCCTACCTGTTCGGGCTATGTAATTTTTAGGCATTTGTTGTTTGTACTAATACGTCAATTCTTTTCTTTAGGTAGGCATTAGCCTTAAGGAGATCATCAAGCTCTGACTCTCCTTCTTTCATGCCAGCTCGGCATAGATATTTAATGACACACCCTGAGAAATAATCTAGGTGCTGGTCTGCTATAAAGTCCCATACCTCGATGTTTCCATTTTGGTAGTGGCCTGGTGAATACTTGGTTTGCATTGTGGTTAAGAGGTGATGAGGATAGGTTGTTTAGTTATTGAGTTCCAATTGTCTTTCTGTAGGATCTTTGCGAGTTGTAGGTTTCTTACAGCATCTTCTTTCGTCTGGTCATGTGCTTCAAATGCTTCAACTACAGCCGGCCAATAGTTACCATCTTTAATCTTGTCTAAGATCTGACTTGCTTTCTTTGGCCCAACTCCTTTACAGCCAGAGTAGCCATCTGTTTGGTCTCCACATAAGCACTGTTCATAAAGTTTCTTTCTAGCGTGTTCAGCTGTTACCTCAAACTCATCCTTCAAGTTATATAGTCTTCCTTCTATTTGTTGCATATCCTTATCCGGGGAGATGGTTATATAGGGGATATCTATAATTCCACTACTAGAAATAATTCCAATAACATCATCAGCTTCTAGCCCCTCTTTCATCATTGATGGATAAGTCTTCATGCCCCATTGCTTAAGCTTTAAATAGCCACAAGGTTTTCTCTTAGTTCTATTGCCCTTATATTCAGGATCAATAGTCTTTCTGAAGTTCTTGTTATCGGTAAAACAAAGGAGAACATCATTAGTATCAAATCTTTCATAGAGCTTTTGTAGCTCATGGCGAATGATCGACTTACCAATAGTGAAGTTACCTACAATGACTGTTAGTTCGGGGCTATATTCGTGCTCCTCTTCTGCGGTGGTAGCAGCACGATACCAGAAGTAATCTGCATCAATTAGTAGTTTTAGCTGTTTCATTTGGTTGAGTGGAATTGATTAGATAATTTAATGCTCGTTTTATCGAGCTTTTAGTATCTCCTAACTGCCCTAGTCCTACGTTGCATTTCTGACATAACCAACCCCTGAACGTATCAGTAAGTGGATCATGATCAAAGCACATTAGGCTTTGTCCTTTGGTATATAACATAGGAGTACTGCAACAATCGCAGGGTGTGCCCTCAGGTGGTCTGTGAATGAGTCGGCTTTTTTGCCCATAGGAACAATTAAACTTGTCCTCCCAGGCATTGATTTTACTTTTAGCAGATGCGTTGTTGCAGTTAGCACAGGTACTCATATGTCGAGACTTACCTGATCTTCTTGTATTGTCTTTATAGTATTGGCTTAGTGGGAGCGTTAAGGCACATTTAGTGCACGTCTGCCCAGGTTCCTCCGTGCTTGGTTTCCACGTCAAGAGGACATCTAAATTTGATAGCATTTTCTACGTTTTTTATTGCTGCGTTTAAACAGAATTCGATTTGCTCTACGTGGTCGGGATGTGCACTCACACCCAGCTCGTCATGACAATAGATAAGGGGCCAGTAATCAAGCTTGGCCTCATTCATTAACCTATAAGATTCAAGTAGCCATTTCTTAGTTATTATCGCTCCAGATGACTGAAGCAAATAATTTAAACTTGCGTGGATCTTCCCTTGAATTCTGATAGGTCTACCATCTAAACCTTTTAAGATTCCAGTTGATTCAGCTCGGTGGGTTACAGCTTCAGTTAGTGATTTAAAACCTTCTAGTCCTTCGAGTACTTTGGTTCTAATTTCCTTACCCTTCTTAGCAGCATCACCTTTGGAAGCACCAGCCGTTAAGCCTAACTTGGTATTTCCGCCACCATAAATTAGTGCATACGTGACCGACTTTCCGGTTTGCCTGGTTGTCCCATAAATGGTTGATAAATGCTGGTGTATGTCTCCTTCGAGAAGCGTCTTAGTAAATAGTCCCCCATCGAAACGGGTAAGATAATGTGAAAGACAACGAAGCTCCAACCCCATGCAGTCACTATTAACCTGAACACGTCCCACGCCACAGTGAAAGAGTTCCCTATATTCCGACGAGCTTGGGACATTTCCCAGGTTTGGACCCATGTGTGCATTGCGTCCAGTATTTGTGTTAAGTACACAAGAATGGTGGATGCGACCATCTGATCCGACTTTTTTAAGCCAGCTGTTTTTTCCTTCTGAGAGTTGTCCAAGGTGTTTCTGAAGTTCTAGTATTCGAGCAAATTTGTTAGATTCCTCGGTGTTCATATCCTTCAAGACCGATTCATCAATCTTGGCTATACCGGTATTGGTATATTCGGTAGGCTCCCAGCCTCTAAAGGTTTTGAAGGCCCAAGCTATATGTTGTCTGGAAGTAGGGTTGAACTCTTTGAGTCTTGAGAATTCACAGCCTGCATGATACCCCTTAGTTTTGTTAGGCCTCTTAGGTGTGAAAGATCCTCCATCCACAAAATTAAATGTAGATCGCATATCGTCCGATAGCTGATCGAGTTCTGTTCTTAGTTTTCCTTCTAGCTTATGTGCTTTGTTTATATCAAATGGGAAACCTTTTCTCTCTTGCCAAGACATAATCTTAGCCACTTCATGTTCTAGTTCTATACACTCCTTATATTGTTCAAGCTTAGGCTCAAACATCTTGATAAGTTCTACAGAGACCGCTACATCCTGTACACAATACTCAAGCATCTCAGGTGTATATGTTGACCAGTCATTCTTTAGTGACTTTCCATATTCACTCTTATGAACTCCTAATCTATGCCCCCAAGCTTCCAGTGAGTGACGTCCATATAAGTTACCAGGCATCAAAGCTGGTTTACTTCTAAAGTCTCTCGATAACATATCTGTGAAGAAGAGACGTGAAAGAATTAAGGTGTCATATATTTTTCCCTTAAATTCCCAAAAAGGATAGAGTTCTATAATCGCTTCTTGGTCGAAACCAATCACGTTATGCCCCCAGATCTCGTCCGCTACCATCAGGGATGTGAGCCCTGTGGTAATGGTCTCATGGTTTTTCCCTGAGTCATCAAATCTAGTTACCTGGCCTGTGTCTAGATCCTGGGTAACAAGACAATGAATAACAGTCAGATCTCTACAGAGACCATCTGTTTCAATGTCAAAGGCTAGTCTCATTAGTGTTATGTAGTGCGGTTAATGATTTCCAAAAGAACTTTTCAGTTAAATTCTTTTGTCCAACAGTTCTAGTTAGCTCATCTAAGTCGTGGTCTAAGACAATTAGGGTTGGATACATTTCTAATTTGTAGGCTTCAACTAAAGCAGCGTGGTTTTCCTTCTGTAAAACTGTGATGTGATTACTGTATTCAGGGTGATACTTCAGAACTTTATCTAGCTCTAAAGCCACATTTAAACAGGGCGCACAGTTTTCTTTTTTAAACAGGAGGAGCTTATGAGCTTTAGAAGTCTCCATAGTCGGTAGGTGTTGTTGAATCACGAGGGTTATCTTTAATAGGTTCAGGTATTTCTACTAATCTTCCAGTGTCCTTTGAATATGATAAGAATCCAGATGGGCCAGTTGATCCGTTGAATCTATTCTTGAGGGTAATTAGCTCTGCTGAGTTATCACCAGCACTAATGTTTCTAATGAGGCCAAGACAAATATCAGCCAACTGCCCAATACTATGTGAGCCGCGTAGCTGCCCTAAACTAATTCTTGCTCCTTCTTCATGACCTTTATCATCTCTAGTTCTTCGTAGATGAGATATCAATAGCATACCTATCTTCGTCTCTTCTACAAATGACCTCAACTTGGTCATGGTCACATCTATAGTTTTACGCTCATCAGAATCACTATTACCAGACAATAATATGGACAAGTGATCAAGAATAATGAATTGAACCCCATGATTTTTAACCATGAATCTAATGTCATTTAATACATCGTCTGGATTACAGCTTCCAAAACCATCGCGGAGATAAACGTGGCCACTACCAACAGAAGCGTTAAACGCTCCTCGTAGCTCCTCTTCTGGGATTTCATTTGATAGGTGTAGTGGTTTGTTAGCTTTAACCGTCATCAATCTCAGAGCTGTTCTCTTAATTGATTCCTCCAGGGCGATATAACCAACCTTGAAACCTTGATCTACTAATGACTGACATATCTCACCACAAAACGTACTTTTACCTGTGCCACTGCCAGCTGTTGTTACCACTAATTCACCAAGACGTAAGCCACCAGTGACTTCGTTCAAAGCTTTATAAGGATAATCAGCGTCTTTGCCTTGAAGGGGCGTACTAACTAAATCGAATAGTGTAGTCCCGTCAATGATCGCCTTTGGTGTGAACTTACGTTTGTTCCATACAGCCTGTCTTATAGCGTCAGTATCGTTAGCTATTAAAGCTTCAGATGCATCCTTATACTCAGAGAGAGTTGCTAAGAAGACTTTATCTATAGGGAATAAACTTACACACTCTTCTGCTGCAGCTACACCGGCTTCATCATTATCAAACATTAATATAACTTCATCAAATCCCATGCAGTATGTGAGTTGAGCGGATATAGCTTTCTTTGCTGCTTGAGCTCCATTCGGTATGGAAACTACCGGCCAATTAGGTCTGGCTTGCCATACGCTGAGGGCGTCCATTTCGCCTTCTGTAATCACTAAAGTCTTACCTGATCCAAATAAAGTCTGGCCGAATAAGAGTTTATCTATATTCTTTCCAGTCCATCTAAAGTCCTTCTCTTTGCCTCGCTGCTTAAAGGCGACAACTTTGCCAGCCTTGTTGTAATAGGGGAACCTTATAACGTGCTCACCCTTTACTTCAGCTACACGGGTATTAAATTTCTTTAGTGATCCTTCTCTTAGGTTCCTCTTAGGGAGACTGACGAAATCACCTTCATATACAAATGAGGTAGAGGTGTAGGAGTTAGTAGTTTCTATTTCACTATCTCCATGCTGGTGATGACCACAAGAAAAGCAGTGACCACCTCCATTGGAATAAATTGCAAAGCCATCAGAGCTTGTACAAGAAGGGCATGGAGAATGCCGGATGAATTCCGAATCATTTTCCATATAGCTCTTCTACAACTTCTACATACTCTTTGAGGTGCAAGAGAATCTCTTCAAATTCGATACCCTCTTCTTCAAGGTCATAAACTAGATCATCAATACGATCTAATACATTGTTTTTCATAGAAGCCAGTCGGGTGGAATGTTGGGATATATGCACCAAAGGAAACCGTGTTTATCACACCAGTCCCCATAGGTACTTTTTGAGTTTTTACTGAGGGTGTTATTGCGCTGAAATATGAATCGAATATCTAGCTCAGGATTCTGTTTAACCACCGCAATAGACTTACGCCTGTCTGAGGGCTTGAAGAATCCTTTTGCCTCTATGATTACGTTATTCGCCAAAAAGAAGTCTGGAGTGTACTTCGATTCGAGCGTGTACTTATAGTTCTTTGCTTCGTATAAGTAAGTTACGTTCTCTTTATCAAATGTCTTAGCAATACGCTCCTCTAATCCAGAGCGATATTTCATACTTAGAAGTCGTAAGATTCTCCATCCCCGACTACCTCTGCTTGTCTTACAGCTGGTTCACCTTGCTTGAAGCCATCAACGGTTCCAAACATAGATGCAACATCTTCAGCGGACATATCACCAGAATCAACAGAACCATTAGCTGATGAAAGTTCAACAATCTGTACACCTAAAACCTTTATGGTTGTCCCCATAGCAGGTTTGGTGTATGGCTTCTGTTGAGCGATAAGTCTGACTTTTGTTCCTCGTCTGACTGATCTAAGTGTCTCTTTTTCAATAGGGTCTCCTGACGTATCAACAAAGACCGGCGCAGGCCGTCCAGTATCTCCGTCATACGAGTATTTGCATAATCCATCTTCATCCCATTTCGGAGGGTTTAAGGCTATTCGAGAGGGATTCTCAACTTTTGTCTTGCACCATTTGAGTAACTCTTCTCTGTCGGTCTCGGCTGTGTCCAATACTTCTTGAGGAAGTTTGAATGAGAAGCAACAGTTATTGAATTTCCCTGAGGGTTCAAAGACATTGATAAATCCTTCTAGTGTTGTGTCGAATACGTATCTATTAGCCATTTGGTTTAGTGGAATTAATTAAAAACGGGAGAATTAACATGAATGAGAAAGTTAGACCTTCAGCCATTAACGGATAATTCATTTAATAAGGTTTATTACGAGGGTTTAAAGATCAAAAGATCTCTGAGATCTTGACCAACGAAGCCATGCATCTTCCTCTTCTTTCGATAGGAGAGGTTGCATTGGATCGCCATAAGCAAGAAAAGTGGACC